GTCCGGGGCCAACCTGTCCAGGGCCGACCTGTCCGGGGCCAACCTGTCCGGGGCCAACCTGTCCGGGGCCGACCTGTCCAGGGCCGACCTGTCCAGGGCCAACCTGTCCGGGGCCAACCTGTCCGGGGCCAACCTGTCCGGGGCCGACCTGCCCAGGGCCAACCTGTCCGGGGCCAACCTGTCCGGGGCCAACCTGTCCAGGGCCGACCTGTCCGGGGCCAACCTGTCCGGGGCCGACCTGTCCAGGGCCGACCTGTCCAGGGCCAAAAACATTCCGTATATTCCGATGGCGTGCCCAGATTCCGGCGCATTCACGGCCTGGAAAAAGGCCATGGGAAAAATCGTAAAGCTCCTGGTTCCGGAAGATGCAAAGCGGAGTTCCGCAACAGAAAGAAAATGCCGTTGCGACAAGGCCGTTGTTCTGGCAATCGAAAACATTGACGGCACAGATTCCGGCCTATCCAGTGTTGCGAGCGGTTATGATCCAAAATTTCTGTATACGGTCAACGAGACCGTTACTGTTCCCAATTTCTGCGAGGACCGTTTTCTGGAATGTGCTGCCGGAATCCACTTTTTCATCAATCGTCAGGAGGCGGTGGAGTACAATGACTAGAGCAGTGCTTATCAGCATTCGACCGGAGTGGGTGGAAAAGATTCTAAACAACAAAAAGACACTAGAGATGCGGAGGACCAGGCCGAGACTAGAAACGCCGTTTAAGGTTTATATCTATTGCACAAACCAAAAGAATATTATACTTTGGAACGCACAAAGCTACATTTACGTAGATGATCATAACCACAATGCTTTTGATAGATGTTGGAATGGTAGTGTTGTTGGCGAGTTTGTGTGCGACAGGATAGATACTATCAATCCTGCAACAGAACCATATGGAATCTACGATGTGGATGATGACTTTGTGACGCAGACTGAGCTTGTGAACGGCGCTTTGTGGGACTACGGAAAAGGTGCAACACTGTACGGTTGGCACATTTCCAAGTTGGAAATCTACGATACGCCGAAACCGCTGAGCGAGTTTTCACGCCCGTTTGAAATCTGCATAGGCAAAGTGTGTGATGAATATGGGTGTGCATATTGCAAAAATGGCGGTCATATCAAACGCCCGCCCCAGAGTTGGTGCTACGTGGAGGAATTGAAATGAGTGATTACATAAGCCGGGAGGCGGCGGTAAAAATTGCCCAAAAGTACGGGCTTGTGAATGGATCTGCGCTGGGGCGTCACACTGGGTTGGCAGATTGCATTGCAATCAAAATTGAGGGGCTTCCCGCCGCCGATGTGGAGCCGGTGCGGCGTGGGAACTGGGATATTCGCCTCGCCGACGAAATGATCCTATGCCTGGAATGCTCCGTGTGTGGGCGCAGGGTGGACAACATCGACCTACACTATCTGCTGGAGGCCGGAGAATACGGGGAGGCTTGCCAGAGGTATCCATATTGCCATTGCGGCGCAAAAATGGATTTGGAGGAATTGAAATGAAACCGTTATATGTGCCCAAAGGAAAAGCCAAGGAGTACGGCGATTATGCCGTGAATATCTACACCGGCTGTCCTCATAGGTGCTATTACTGCTCTGGGCAAAAGTCCTTGCCATTGAAAAGATTGCATCCTTTAAAACGCTGAACAGCATTACAAAAGATGAACTGCAACACGCCCTACAATGGCTTTTTGAACATTATGACTTTGATGTATAGGAGGGTGAGAACATGCAAATTGAACCATCAAAAGCACGGATTTTAGCTGATTGCATTGAAGGAATGGCGGCAGATGCAGAGGATAAAGGGAAGGATTCTTTTGGAATACATTTATCTTTGGAAGATGCCCGCATGATTACTCGTTCACTCATTGAAAGAAGCGGAGAAACGGCGGATTGCCGAAAAGCGGAAGGAGAAGCCCAAAGATGAAAAAAATTAACGACTACCTAACCACCCCGGACCTGCTGTGCCAGCTGGCGGAAGAGGCCTCCGAGCTGGCCCAGGCGGCCTTAAAGCTCAAACGGGCTATGGAGGGCACCAACCCCACGCCGATGAGCGTAGAGGAATGCGTGGCGAACATGGACGAGGAGATTGCCGATGTGTCCCTTTTGGTGGATCTCCTGGGATACAACAAAAGGGAGCATCTGTTGTCCCAGGGCCGTGTTGCGCAGAGGAAGGCAGAGCGCTGGCTGAAACGTCTGGAGGATGCCTATGGACGATAACCGCTGGACCATCCCGGAAACCGTCCTGCTCATCCTGGCGGACCTGGTGATACTCACAGCCCTTGTCTGTATCCTCTGGGCCTCCCTGGACCGCCTTGGGTGGGTGCGATTTGTGATGAGCCTCCCCTTGCCCGGGAAACTGAAAATGATTCTCTGGGGGTGGTACTAATGCCCAGGCCACCCAAAACCTCCCGTGACTGTTTCCTGTGCTGCAAGGACTGCCCGGACCGCTACCCGGCCTGTTCCGCCCACTGCGAGCGGTACGCCGCCGGGAAAGCGGAAAAGGAACGAATCGATACCGCCCGATACGAGGCTACCAGATGGAATCGGCGGTATGTGGGCGGACATTATCACCAAACAAGGAGGGAATACCGAAAATGAAAGATGCCGTTTTGGAAGCCGCCATTGAAGATTATGACGGGCTTTTATCAGAGGATGCAGTAGAGCGCCTGGTAAAGCGCTGGAGGATCCATGTCAAGTACGATGCAAACGATTCCTGGAGTGAAAACCTTTATGCGTTCCTGGATTTTGCCGCCGAGAACGGCTATAAGCCTGGATATAAAATTCTCCGCCGCCGAAAGGATCAGCCCTACAGCCCGGAAAACTGTTATTTCGGCCTGAACAATTACGCAGAACCGCCCCCACAAGATCAGTCGGTAAACCCAAAGGAGAACCCGGCCCAGCGGTGGAACCGGTGCGTCTATGAATGCAATCGGGAACGGGTGGCCGCTTACCGGCGGTATAACGGATAGGAAGGAGCGAACTATGGCGGAAATTAAATTCGACCAAGATCAAATCATCAAAAACGTAAACGAGCGCATTACGCAAGACTTGGCGGCAGCGATTAAGCAGGTTGCCAAGGACGGAGTGTGGGAAGAAGCCGAAGAAGATGATGGGGTTGATCCGGAAAAGATCATCCGTAGGACTATGGCAACCTATATGGGTGGCAGCGTTCCTGGATGGTTCACGGAGGCATTACAGGCAACATCCTATGTATTGGCCGCAAACAAGATGGAGGGATATGGATGTATTGCGGCACTGTACGAAGCAACAAGCAAGGCGAATACGGCAAAGCGAATGGCTGCGTTGACAAAACTGCTTGCAATATCAAATCCGATTGGCTTTTTGGGTGGAATTTCTACACCAATCGCTTGACGGTTAAGTTCTGAAAGGAGTTGGGGCTTTGTCTAGGCCGAAATACTGGTGGTACGATTATGTGAAAAAATCAATTATGCACAGCGTAGGCGGCAAGGTCCCAGCGACTTTGCAGGAATCCATATCGGATATGGCCGTGAAAAAGGTACTGGCCCGAACAAAGGGCCAGTACCGGGGAGATGAACGGTTGGCGCTGATAGAATTGGTTTATATCAAACGGCGGTACAATGTTCCCGGTGCCGCCGTGCAGCTGAATATATCGGAGGGTACAGCTTGTAACTGGAACAAAGAGTTTATTTACGCCGTGGCGCAGGAAATGGGGTTTTTGTAAAAGTGTGTATCATTGCCCCCCGCTCGATATAAAATAGTGATAAAAGGGAAACCCTGCCATAGTGGCAGGGTTACCGTGCTATTCGGATTTTGCTTTGATATACTTTCCAGACCGGATGCGCTTATCATCCGGCAATTGGGCATCGGCAGGGATGATCCATTGATTCCCGATTTTCTTTCCTGGCAGAGTTCCGGCAATCAGCATACGCCGGATTCTGGAAACATCCCGGCCCACCTTTTGGGCGTATTCGGTGACGGACAGATATTCATTTTCCATCGTGTTTCTCCTTCCAGATGTGGTACGCAGCTACGCAGATTTTAATTACGGAGTATACCACAACGATAAGACCCACAGTACCAACAATACCCATATTTACCTCCTAATAAAACAATTGACGGACAGACAACGGTTTGATATAATGGGCATACCATACAGGGGTTTCCCCCTGTATGGTGGCTGGGTTTAGTCAATGATTTTACCGATTACCATCAACACCAGCCCAACGAAGAAGCTCATTAGTCCATCAACTAAGGTTTGCCGCCAGTTGACGTGTCTGATGGGCTTCTTTTCGTACTTGCCCATTGGATTCACCCCCTCTCATTTGATATATTTATTATAGCACGATATAGTGCGAATGTCAACAAATATTTTAGAAAAGTGGTGAGATTGTGGCAAAATTAACGCCAAAACAGCAAAGATTTGTTGATGAATATTTGATTGATTTGAACGCTACCCAGGCCGCAATCAGAGCCGGGTATGCAGCAGAAAACGCTGAGCAAGTCGGCTACAAACTGGTTCATAAAAGTTCAGTTTCAAATTCGATATCTCAGGCTATGGCGCACCGTTCCCGCCGCACTGGAATAACCCAAGACAGAGTACTCCGAGAGCTTGCGAAAGTTGCTTTTGTCAACGCAAACGATGTTATTGACCCTGACAGCGCAACGGTGCGGGCCGATGCAACAGAAGAAGATTTAGCGTGTATCCAGGCCGTGAAGGTGAAAACATCAGAGAGTGAAATGGGGTCGTCCTCAGAGAGAGAAATTAAACTGTACGACAAAATGAGAGCGTTGGAAATGCTTGGAAAGCATCTGGGCATCTTTGAACGGAGAGACCATTCCAACGGAAACGGCGAGAAAAACAACCTTCTGGAAGCTATTGCCGCTACTGAGGAGATAGATACGGATGATCTACCAGAAGTTGAGTAAGCGTCAAAAACTGGCTATGCTTTGGTGGCAGCAACCAAAATTTCTGGATCGGGATGCTATTATTTGTGACGGCTCCATTCGATCAGGGAAAACGGTCAGTATGGCCGTGGGCTTTATCCTGTGGAGTATGTCACGGTTTAACGGACAAACGTTCGGTATTTGTGGGCGGACCATCCAGAGCTTGCGCCGGAATGTAATTATCCATCTGTCCGACTGGGTGCCTCCTGATCTCCATATCGAGGAAAAACAGCAGGAACACAAGCTCATTGTTTCGGATGGATGCGGACGGGAGAACATCTATTATCTATTTGGAGGACGTGACGAAAGTTCTTATACTCTGGTCCAGGGCATTACCCTAGCCGGAGCATTGCTGGATGAGGTGGCCCTGATGCCACAGTCCTTCGTGGAACAGGTCACGGCCCGGTGTTCCGTGGATGGCTCCAAACTGTGGTTTAACTGCAACCCTGGCGGCCCGGAGCACTGGTTTAACAAAAAGTGGGTGCTGGCGGCGAAAGAAATGAATGCGCTCCATGTGCATTTCACGATGTCAGACAACCTGAGTCTTGCTCCAAAAATCCGGGAACGATACGAGCGGATGTATACCGGCGTATTTTACCAGCGGTATATCCTGGGTCTGTGGGTGCTGGCGGAAGGCCTGGTGTATGACTTTGGGGAAGCCAACATCACCGACGACTGCCCGGAAGGAGCAGAGTATTACATATCTGTAGACTACGGCACAAGAAACCCCTGTTCCGCTGGATTGTGGAGCGTCACTGGTGATAAAGCCGTCCGAATCAAGGAATACTACTATTCAGGAAGGGAGAGCAACCGGAACAAAACGGATGAAGAACACTGCGACGAAATCGAAGAGATGGCCCGTGGCTACACAATCAAGCGGATTATCGTTGACCCGTCGGCAGCGTCCTTCATTACGTCGCTGCAAAAGCGGAAATTCAAGGTTTTGGGCGCCAACAACAACGTTTTGGATGGAATCCGGCGAACTGCTACCTACCTCAAGGACGGGAATATCAAGATACACCGGTCTTGCGTGGACAGCATTCGAGAATTTGGCCTATATTGCTGGGACGAAAAAAAGAATGACGATAGCGTCGTCAAAGAAAATGACCATGCTATGGACGATATCCGCTATTTTTGCAACACAATCATGCGGTACAAGGTAAAGAAAAACACGGAGCTTCCACCGGCTGCGGCGGCTCTGCTGTGATATTACACATTGGAGGGACAAATGAAAACATACCAGGATTTACAGGAAGCCATTACAAAAGGCACCGTAGGAGAGTTCCTTCGGGACGCTGTCCGGGACCACATGGGCAGTAAGGCATACAAAAACGCCGTGGTTGGGATGGCCTACTACAACAAGCGAAATCTAACCATCGAGCAGCTGGAAAAGACCATTTTTACCCTGTCCGGGAACAAAACAAGAGATATTTGGTCCAGTGATTACCGGCTCAAAACGCTGATGTTTCGCCGCCTGGTGACACAGGAGGCAGGGTACATTCTTGCCAACGGAGTGACCATGGACGGAAAGGATAAGCTGGGCAGGGACATCGACAACAAGCTGCAGCAGGCGGCAAAGCTGGCCCTGGCTCAGGGTGTGGCATACGGTTACTGGAATCTGGACCACCTGGAAGTGTTTTCCTTCGCTGATACCCCCGGCAACCCCGGCTTCACTCCCCTGCCCGATGAAAACACCTCTGAGCTTATGGCCGGTATACGGTATTGGTTCCGGGACGTGGGCAACAAGCAGCTTTTCCGGGCCACGCTCTATGAGCCGGACGGCATCAGCGAGTGGAGCGCAATGGGCAGCGACCCGGCCCAGCAGATGGCGGAAAAGCGGGGCTATGTGCTCAAAGAGATCGGGAACGATCTGGGAATCATGGATCAATGCTATGAGAACTACACCCGTCTCCCCATTGCCGTGCTCTACGGTAACGACACACACGAGAGCGAGATTGTGGGGCTGCGAGAGTCCATTGACTGCTACGACTTTGTGAAATCCGGATTTGCCAACCAGATTGACGCTTCTGGCGTGTACTGGCTCCTGAAAAACACCGGCGCAATGGACGACCCCGACCTTGCCAAGTTTGTGCAGCGCATCCGGTCTGTCCGGGCTGCCGCTGTAGAGGGAGACGTGGACGGTGGTGCAGATGCTACGCCTGTGACACTGGACGTGCCCGTAGAAGCCAGGAAAACGATGCTGGACATCCTGCGTCGTGACCTGTACGAAGATGCCCAGATGCTTGATGTGGCAGCCCTGGCTGGGGCCGAAAAGACCGCCACGGAGATTGCGGCAGCGTATCAGCCACAGGATAACAAATGCGCAGACTTCGAGTACTTTCTGATTGCTTTCATTCGGCAAATTTGCGCCGTGGCTGGTATCGACAACCCAGAACCTTCTTTCCAGTGGAACAAGGTAATCAACCAGGCGGAGGAAACCAACATGATCCTGTCCGCCGCTGAATACCTGGACGATGAAACCATCCTCAACCATCTGCCATTTATCCTCCCCGAAGAGGTGCCGGACATCCTGCGCCGCCGGGACGAGGCCGATATGAAGCGCATGGGGGCGTTGGAGAATCAGTTATTGCAGAATACGCAACAGCTCCAAGAGAACCAGGAGGAACGGCAGGAACAGCAGCCGCCGGAGGGCTAACCTATGGCCGACTATGGGCACCGGGAGACGGACAAGCGGCTTGAAGCGCTAGAAAAGCGTGTGGCCGCTGTCTACAAGCAGGCCTCCGAGGAGATGCAGCAGAAGCTTGCGCAGTGGTACAAGGACTTTGAACGTCTGGACAAGCAGAAAGCCGCCCTTGTGGATGCCGGGAAGCTGCCGAAAGCTGACTATTTGGCGTGGCGCAAAGGGAAAATGGTGGAAAGTGGACGCTTGAAAGCTCTGGTTGACACACTGACGGCGGATTACGTCAATTCCGATAAGATAGCCATGCAAATTGTCCGTGGTGACCTGACGGACGTATACGCCCTAAACGCCAACTATGCGGCCTACTCCATCGAGCGCGACACCGGGCTTGACCTGTCCTGGACGCTGTACGACCACAGCACCGTGGAAAGGATGATCCGGGAAGACCCGGATTTGCTTCCCCTGCCGTCCGTGAATATCCCGCTTGACGAACGTTGGAACCGGCAGCATTTGAACAACGCCATTACGCAGGGCATCCTACAGGGCGAATCTATCCCCCATATTGCCGAGCGGCTGCAACGGATTCTTGGAATGGACCATACCGCCGCCGTGCGCTCTGCCCGGACGGCAACTACGGCGGCGGAAAGTTCCGGAAGAATTGACGCATTTAAGTACGCTGAATCGCTGGGGATTCACTTAAAGCAAATGTGGCGGGCAACTCTGGACGGGAAGACACGTCACGCACACCGGAAGCTTGATGGGCAAATGGTAGACGTTGGAGAGCCGTTTCAGGTGGATGGGTATGAAATCCGGTTCCCGGGAGACCCAAGCGCCCCCGGCTACTTGATTTACAATTGCCGCTGTGCTGTCGTATCTGTGGATAAATTTCACGACCCAAAAGCGCCAAGAGTGGCCGAAAATCCACTAACAGGTAAAGCTGAAGTAATCCAGGGAATGACTTATACCGAATGGGAAGAAAAGCACAAGGCCGAGAACCCGGAGGCGTGGGAGCTGTACCAGAAAAAGAGCCAGAACTTTGCATCTGACAAAAAGCAGTATGCAGAATTTAAGGACGTTTTGGGCGGGAGTGCCCCGAAATCTCTTGACGCTTTCCAGAGCATAAAGTATAATGATCCTGAGAGATGGGCAGAATTAAAAGTTCAAAAGCGGCAAACAAGATTTGTAAATAACGCTCCTTGCGAAACAACTCCTAAAAAGTTTTCTGGATATTTTTTGAAACCAGAGGCTAAGCATTCAAGTGACTTCTTCGGCGTTGGATATACTCAAGATAATCCTCTACAGCTTCGGTATGATATTGCAAAGCAATACGATGAAAGCAAAGCATTCAAAAGGACAACCAGGAGCGACGGCGCAGAGACATTCAATATGTACATGGAACTGGGAGTTTCTAAAGAGCGCACATTCCTTACTGGGTGGATCAAAGATAAACCGGATTCAAAGCCTAGAATCGTGACGGCTTTTAGAAAAAACAGGAGTGAAAACGATGATAAATGAATTTGATAGGGTGCGAATCATTAGTACGGGTGAGACGGGAATAGTTGTTGATATCCGAGGTACAGCCAAGAAGTTCTATCTTGTAGAAAAGGACAATGACAACGAACTTGTAGATTGTACCGAAAGCGAAATTGAAAAGATTGACTGACTTTTTTGCAAAGTGTGGTGTAAATATGGCTAAAAATATTCACAGTTCCAGCGGAGGCGGCTTTCAGGTGGATATTGACATTTCGGATTTTACGGACGAAATCACACAGGGAATCAAGTTGGCAATTCACCGGGCGCTTGTCCGAATAGGCGGCAAAGTAGTGGGATATGCTGGGGACCTTATCCACAACGTGACCGGCAATTTGCGGCGCAGCCTGACATACTTTGTGGAGGGTGATTCCGTCTATGACGGTACAGACTGCGAATATGCGCAATATGTCGAAGAAGGTACATCCAGATCAAAACCGCACCCGTATCTTCGCCCTGCGGCGGCGGATCACATGGATGAATGGAAGAAAATCGTGGAGGACGAACTGAAAAACGGTGGCTAAATGGAAAGTAAGAAAATTAACATTCTCGGATCGGCTTATACGCTGGCGATTACCAGTAAAAACCAAGACTGCCGGTTGAAAGACGCGGATGGTATCTGCGACGAAACTGTGAAAGAGCTGCTTGTGGATAGCTACGCCGATTCCGAAGGTGACCCAACCTGTAAGAAAAATTTAGCGGTTCAAATAAAAAAGAACAAGCGGCACGAAATCATTCATGCTTTCCTGTTCGAAAGCGGCCTTGCGGAAAATTCCATCTGGGCACAGAACGAGGAAATGGTTGATTTCTTTGCAATCCAGTTCCCAAAGTTGCTGGAGACATTCAAAGCGGCAGACGCACTGTAATACATAGCCCCTTCCCTACCCCGTGGCGGTTATCCGCTGCGGGGTTTTCTTTTGCGATTTTTGCTTGTGGATTGCAAAAATGTGTATCAAAGCCCCTCCAATGTGATATAAGGGGCGTAGAATCGAAAAGAATAAAATTTTTTGTTTTTGAGGGCGACGCTATGAACCCTGAGATCATCAAGGCCATAGAGGCCATTTTGAAGCGTGGGAACGATGTAGAGATACGGCGCAAGGGCGGCGGATACATCGTTCTTGAGGTAAAAAAAACGATCAAATATTCGCCTCCTGCGTAATTGGGCGCAGGAAAGAGCAATTGGAGCTAAGCAATACGCAAATTCTGCGTGTTGTTTGGCTCTTTTTTTATTCCAGTAAAACCCGCAAAGCACAGCGGTTTTTATATCACAGTCGCCCCCGAAGGAATGGGGCCAAGGAAAAGGAGACTGAACGCAATGGCATTAACTCGCAAACTTTTGAAGGGCATGGGGCTGACCGACGAACAGGTTGACACCATCATTGAGGCCCACACCGACACCGTTGATGGTCTGAAAGACCAGATTTCCACGTACAAGGCTGACGCTGACAAGCTTCCGGGCGTACAGAAGGAATTGGACGACCTGAAAAAGGAGGGCGCTGACGGCGGCTACAAGGCCAAGTACGAGAAGGAGCACAAGGACTTCCAGGATTACAAGGACGGGATCACCGCCAAAGAAACCGCCGCTGCCAAGGAAAAGGCTGCAAGGGCGTACTTCCAGAGCAAGGGCATTCCCGCCGAGAGTATGGCGCTGGTGATCCGGGGCGCAAAGGCTGAAATTGACGGCCTGACGCTGGATGGGGAAACCATCAAAGACACCGCTGCTCTGGACGGACTGCTTGCCGGCGACTACAAGGGGCTGGTTGGGAAAGTCAAAAAGAACGGGACCCAGACCCAGACACCGCCCAATACCACGGATGGAGTAAAGAGCCGGGCTGAAATCTACAAGAAGGATGATAAAGGCCGGTATCTGCTGTCTACCGCAGAGCGGCAGGCTGCGCTTGCGGAAAGCTTAGCAAGCGAAAATGAATAAAATCGAAAGGAGCTGTTGAAATGGCAGTAAAAACGAACGTAACTACAACTGCGCAGTACACGACTACCGCCCGAGAGGTGGATTTCGTGACCCGGTTCAACGACAACTGGGACGCACTGCGCACGATTTTGGGCATTATGCGGCCTATCCGCAAAGCCCCTGGCACTAAGCTGGTATCCTATAAGGCCGAGGTGGACGGCGGCCTGAAAGGCGGTTCCACCGTAGCGGAAGGAGACGAGATTCCCTTCACCAAGATGAAGGTAGCCCCTGTTGCCTATGGTGACATTGAGGTTTCCAAGTATGCGAAGAGTGTGACCATTGAGAGCGTTGCCAAGTACGGCGCAGAGGTTGCCGTGGAAAAGACCGATGACGCTTTCCTGGTTGCCCTTCAGAACAAGATTCTGGGAGACTTCTATACCTTCCTGGCTACCGGCACCCTGGCCCTGACCCCCAAGACTTGGCAACAGGCACTTGCACAGGCTAAGGGCAAGGTCCTTGCCAAATTCATGGGCATGGACAAGGACGTGACCGAGGTCGTTGGATTTGCCAACATCATGGATTTCTACGACTATCTGGGTGATAAGGAGATTACCACCCAGACCATGTTCGGCCTGACCTATGTCCAGAACTTCCTGGGCTACAGCACCCTGTTCCTGCTGCCCGATAAGTATGTCGCCGCCGGTAAGGTTATCGCTACACCTGTGGAAAACATCGACCTGTACTATGTAGACCCCAGCGATAGCGATTTTGCAAAGCTGGGCCTGAACTACACTGTGAAGGGCGAAACCAACCTGATCGGTGTTCATGTGGAGGGCGACTACAGCCGTGCTACCGGTGATATGTACGCCATCATGGGCATGAAGCTGTGGGCGGAATACCTGGACGGTATTGCTGTTGCCACCGTTACGCCGGGGGGTTAAAAGCGGCCCTGACCACTGATAACACCGCACCGGCAGCCGTGGACTTTGACGGCATGACGAAAGCCCAGCTTTTGGAATACGCCAAGGAAAACGGCATTGCCGGAGTCAGTGCCGCAATGAACAAAGCGGATATTCTGGCCGCCGTGAAAGGCCAGTAGTCAAGGAAGGAGAAAGCGGAATGGAACAGAAACCCGAATCGGCGGTAAGCCTCTATGAAATCCTGCGATACCTCCACAACTTTTTCCCTGGCGACCAGTGGATTTGTGTGGGTGAGCCTATCAAGGACGGGCACATCACCTTCCCCGGTTTGGAAGACGGGGACATCTACCTGATTGAGGGGAGCCGCCGGAATGATGGACTCCATGTGTACGGGAACTGGGACCTGCGAGGCAAGTCCTTGACCGGGTATGTGACCGAGTGCCGCATACCGCCGGATATTCTGGCCATGGCGGATGAAATTAGCGCTTGGCAATCAAAGCACGCTGAGGAGCTGGAAAGCCCGTATCAGTCCGAATCTTTAGGGGAGTATTCCTACGTCAAAGCGAGCGGAAGCACCGGCGAACCAACGAGCTGGAAGACGGTATTTGGTCCCCGGCTGCGGACATGGAGGAAGCTATGAGTCTACTGGACAATTTTTTGAAATATAAATGCGTCCTGATGGAGAAGAAACGCACTCCTGATGGGGCTGGCGGCTGGATCACGGAATGGACGGAAGGGGCGGAATTTGAAGCTAATATCGTCCTGGACCAGTCCCTACAGGCCAGAGTGGCTGAAAAAGAGGGTGTTACCTCCGTTTACACCGTGATCACCAGGCGGAGCACCGTCTTGGAATTCCACGACGTTTTCAAACGTTTGTCCGACGGCACGATTTTCCGGGCAACCAGCAATGGGGCTGATAAGCAGTCCCCAAATGCTGGCACCCTGGATATGTGTCAGGTGACGGCGGAGAGATGGGAGCTGACGCAATGACAGCGGACAAGGCCCTCCATCAGTTTTTTAACAGCTTTGGTATTCCTGCCTTCCCGGAGACAGCTGTTCCGGACGGGCAGGTAATGCCATATATCACATATTCCTTTGCTACGGCTGGATTTGATGATCTGCCGGTGGGACTGGTGGTGAACATCTGGTACAAGACCGAATCCGAGGCAGTACCCACAGCGAAGGGGATGCAAATCGGGGACGCAATAGGCCGGGAGGGCTGTCTGGTCGATATTGACGGCGGCTATATCTGGCTTACAAAAGGCTCCCCATTTTTGCGGGCCGTGCCGGATGAGGATAACACCATCAAACGGCGGAGTTTAAATATCACCGCCGAATTTTTTGTATAGGAGGGAAACACCTAATGGCAAATATGTTTACTCAGATTTCGTCTGAGGCTTTCAAAAATATTCAGCGTGGAGCGGGCATGATCCTGAACAAATTCGACCCCGCAAAGCCTGCAACGCCTGCGGACGCGGACATTGTGTGCGCTACTACCGGCGGCATTCAGGCCAGCTGCGTGGCAAACTACGTTGATGACGGCGAGGACATTGACAATGTGCCCAACAACACCAAGGAACTGAAGCAGCTGGAAAGCTGGGAGTGCAAAATGAGCTTTACGATGGTAACCATGACCGCCGCCGCCCTGAAGCTGGCTCTTGGAGCGGCTACTGTAAATGGGAACAAGATTGTTCCCAAGGCCGCACTGGAAAGCACTGATTTTACCGACACTCTGTGGTGGGTTGGCGACATGGGCGACGGCGGGCTGGCTGCTATCTGCCTGAAAAATGTGCTGTCTTCCGGCGGTTTCAGCTTGCAGACCGCCAAAAACGGCAAGGGCCAGGTCAGCGTGGAGCTGCTGGGCCATGTTTCCATTTCCGCACTGGACGAAGTTCCCATGGAATTCTATGTGCAGGAAAACATTGCGGCGTAAAGGGGGGGAAATATGAAATTTCTGTTTGATTTGCCCAATGAGCAGCTGCTACCCGCGACTTGCGACCTTGCCGACGCTGTGGAGCAGCTTGTCAAGGTAAGCAATATTATGGAGCTGCGGACTTCCGCGGCGGATGGCGAGAACAAGGAAACTGTTGCGAAGCGGAATTTCAAAAAAATTTATTTCCGGCTTTGCAAAGAGTACCCCAGGGAGACCGGCGCTGTGCTGGATAGGTTGTGGGTGCTGGAAGATGGCGAGAAAGCGCCGAACGCCGTTTTGACGGCCAGTATTGTGCTGGTACGCAAGGACGTTATCAATTTTTTTACATCGTTGCTTCAGCTGGCGCAGTAAGTTACCGGCGGGCGCTGTTTTCGATTCCTCCTGCGTGGTTCCAGATATGCGAATTTCGGCACATTTTGGCAAAAATCACAGATGAAATAAATCTGGAAAATCAGCGAAAGACCATCATTTGCTATTTTGCAGATGCCATTATGAGCATATCCAAGAATACAGCAATGGTTGTGAATGGCGAATATGTGCATACACGGCTGGCTGATCTTTTGGAACCGCCGGACAACGATAACCGGAGCGCAGAGGAAATCATTGAGGACATAAGCAAAAAACTGGAAGAGATTGGGGGTGGAGACAATAGCAAGTTTGCTTGATCTGTTTGTGCAAATCAGTGTAGACGATAAGGCGAGCAACAAAATCGGGAATATCAGCAAAAAGGCAACAACTGCTTTTAGCAAGATTGGGACTGCCGCCGGGGCCGGGATGAAACTTGCCGCAAAAGGCGCAACTGTTGCCGCTGGTGCTATTGCTACTCTGTCCACAATGGCCGTCAAAACCTATTCGAATTATGAGCAGCTTGTTGGCGGCGTTGAGACGTTATTTGGTGCAGGTGGGAAGAGCCTGGTTGAGTATGTCAATGCGGTTGGCAAATATTCACCGGAGATCAGCGCACAATACAACGACCTTATGGCAGCGCAAAATAAGGTTATGGCAGATGCCGACGAGGCGTATAAGACTGCCGGACTTTCTGCCAACGACTATATGGAGACGGTCACAAGTTTTGCCGCCGCTCTAAATAGCAGTTTAGGTGGGAATACCCAGAAATCGGCTGAATATGCCAATATGGCCGTTGTTGATATGGCTGATAACGCCAATAAGATGGGCAGTAGCATGGAAAGTATCCAAAATGCCTATCAGGGGTTCGCCAAGCAAAACTATACCATGTTGGACAACCTGAAACTTGGCTACGGCGGCACAAAAACCGAAATGGAACGGCTGCTGGCTGACGCAAGCAAAATTTCCGGGAAGAAATTTGACTTATCATCTTATGCTGATGTTGTTGAGGCAATCCACACCATCCAGACAGAGATGGGCATCACCGGGACTACGGCAGAGGAAGCCGAGCATACCATTTCCGGATCTGCGAACGCCATGAAAGCGGCATGGACGAACTGGCTGACAGGGCTAGGTAACAGCAAAGCCGACATTGGCAAATTAACGACGCAGCTAATTGATTCCGCAAAGACTGTACTTGCAAATGTAATGCCTGTGGTTAGACAAGTGCTTACCACACTGGGCGACGTTATCAGTAACGACGCACCTGCAATCATCGAAGAAGGGCTTTCATATATTTTGGATGCTGCACCGCAATTGTTAGAGATGGGTGGGCAACTAATTTCTTCACTTGTCGATGGAATAATTGCAAATTTGCCGCAAATCCTTAGTGCTGCAACGCAGCTGATAACCATGCTTTGTAACGGTATTATGGAATCTGCATCACAGATACCCGAAGCAGTTACAGAGATTATCACGCAGCTGGTTAATTTCATTGTTGCAAATGCACCGCAATTGTTGGTGGCTGGTGTTACACTTGTCCTATCATTAATACAGGGACTAATCAAAGCTATTCCAGATATTATACAAGCTATTCCGCAGCTTATTGACGGAATTGTGTCTGCCTTTGATAATGCTTCGTCTCAGATTTTGGGGATTGGTAGACAAATTGTGCAAGATATTATAGATGGTATATCAAGCGCATGGGATGGCCTTGTAAGTTGGTTTAACGGCTTGTGGGATAGCCTGTTCGGCGGGCGGTCTGTAAGTGTTGGCGTAAGCTATGAAGATGGAAGTCACAGCGGGCTGGGTGGACATTTTGCAATCGGTACGGACTATGTCCCATACAACGGGATGCCAGCTATCCTACACCGGGGAGAAGCCGTATTGAATGCCTATGAAGCCGACCAGTGGCGGCGAGGCCGGGGGCGTGGCAACAGCCAGGGTATTACAATCGTGCAAAATATCCAGTCTGTGCCGCAGACTCCGATCCAGTTGGCGGCGGCAACACAGGCAATGTTTGAGCAAGCGAGGTGGGCACTGTAATGGCATTCAACAATCTTTCAAAAACATTTGTTTATAAAAACGATGACGGGGAAGCCATTACACTTACCTATGATGGGGGCTACCTTATCCGCAAGCCTGTGGGCATTGATACCGTAAGCGTTACCATCAGCGAGGCTCAGGGCATCGGGCAGACCGGGACTACCATCCGGTCTGCCAATGTGGACAGCCGCCCGGTGACCATTTCCGGGGGTATCGTTGGAGATAGCCAAGCGGAGAAAAAAGAGCGGCTGATGGAGGTCGTCCGGCCTGACCTTGGCGGGAAACTCTTTTGTGATGACTACTACCTGGAGGTCCACCCTACCGGCACGCCAACCATCGAAGCCAAGCCCAGGCAGGCGAAATTCCAGTTTTCGCTCCTGGCCCCATATCCCTACTGGATGAAAGGCGAGAATGCCTATGCCGCCCTGAGCGGCGTAGAGAAGCGGTTTAAATTCCCGTGGAATATCAGCAGGCCTTACCGGTTTGGCGAGGTGGTTACACGGCAGTTTATCACCATTCACAATTCCGGGCAGCTGGAAGTGCCGTTTACGGTTACATTCACAGCCCTGGACGCTGTCACCAATCCGAAAATTATTGATGCCAAGACCAACAACTACCTGTTGGTAAAAAAGAGCATGGTAGCCGGTGAGCGGCTTGTGGTGGAAATCACTCATGATCGGGTATACGTTACATCCTCTGCGGATGGAGAGTGCCGTGGCGCTTTGGACATCAAATCCAAGTTTTATCGGCTGAGAGTTGGCGACAACGTTATCAAACCGGAAGCGGACAGCGGGAAAAATAATCTGAGCGTATCTATCGACTACGCCATTGAAAAAACGGGAGTGGTGCTATGAGCCTGGAAATCTACCCTGCGGACCTGTCCACCAGATATGGCCTGTATGCTGCTACCGCTATCACCATGAGCGAGAACTATAACGATGTGGGTAAAATCTCCATCGTTGTTGCGCTGGACGACTACGCTATTACCGCCTTAAAGCCCGGAAATATCGTGTATAACACGGACCGGGGGACCACCTATATCCTGGTAAACGTAAAGAGCGACACCACAAAGCGGCTAATAACCGCCAACGGATACACCGCCGATTGGCTTTTGAACAAGCGGGTTGTGGCGGAAAAGAGACAAATCGTCACCATTGAGGCCGACACCTACGATCTGATCACCAAGAATCTCCGGGGCCTGAGCCGCATCGACTTAGCCCCGGTGAAAGGGTTGACGGAGACCTTCCAGAAGGACGACCCGGAGACCGAGGACGAAGACGAAAGCGTTATCAACGGCGGCCAGCTGTTGGACCGGGTGACGGAGGTACTTTCCTACGGAAAACTTGGGCGGCGGATGCTGTGGGACACGGAAAAGCTGCGGTGGACCTTTGAGATATTCAAGGGCGTAGACCGCACCGAAGGTATTCATGCCGTTGCTTTCGTGGAGGAACAAGGTACCTGTACGGATCTGGTTATCAACGAGGACGATTCGACCTTTAAAAACTACGCCTGGATTGAATACAAGCACAACGACATTACCTACAAAACCCAGGTTGGTACAGCCAAAGGTGATGACCGGCGGGAAGTGTGGATCGGCACATCTGTGATTGCGGAGCAGAATGAACCGAGAAAAGCCGTTGAGAAGCGGGCTAATGAACAGGCGGCGCTGGCCCTGGGCAAGTATTTAAAGCGTACTAGCTTCACGGTGACCATCGATCCGGAGGAATTTGGTGTGCGGTACGACATCGGAGACACAGTTTCCTGCGTATCCAACCGATTCGGCGTATCCTTCCAGGCCCAGGTGACCGGTTACTCTTACAAACTGGACAGCAACGGTGAGACCACCAGCATTGTGCTGGGCGAACCGACTTTGACGGCGATTGACGAGGTGATTTTGAAACATGGAAATTAAGAGCTTCCCGAACAACAAAGACGAATACCAGGGTGCGCAGGACGTTATGCACTGGCTGCATGGGCGTACTTCCGGCGTGTTTGGAGCGGAGAATAATGCCGCTGTAAAGTCCTCCGGGGGCATGGTTGTAAGCGTCACCGACGGCGTGGGCTGGATCACCAATGCCGATGCCGACGGTGTGGTTTGGTGGAACAGTACCCAGAAGGACAGCGGCAACCCCATAAAACTGAGCCTGTCCCCTGCTGATTCCGCCCTGGACCGGATAGACCGGATCATCGTAGAGTGGAAAACCACCGGATATGCCGACCTGCCGGAAATCAAGGTGCTTGCGGGTACATCCGCCATTACAGCCGTCCCCCCTGCCCTGATCAACAGCGACGCTTTGCGGCAGCTGAGTTTGGCAAGGGTGAGCATCAAGGCTGGCGCTACCAGCATCACCGCCGCTGATATCACAGACGAGCGGCTGAATCCCTCCGTCTGCGGCCTGGTGACGGAGCAGGTGAAGATTGATACCAGCGTGATGCAGGAGCAGTTTGAGGGCCTGTTATCCTCCATCCAGCAGCAGCTGGAGGACCTGCAAGGGGGGACCGCCGTTGAGTTGAAAAAGCTGCTGTTTAAAAACACCACCGTACCCGCATCCGCATTTTTGGAAAACAGCACCTACGACGCAGAAGGTTTCCCCTACCGGGCCGCTGTGGCACTGGACGGGGTAAACGCATCAATGATCCCGGAGGTGGTGTACAGCGTAAAAGCCGCCGCAAATACAGACTTTGCGCCTGTGGCGGAGAGTTACAACGGCGGTATCTACATCTATGCCGGGTCTCAGCCGGATGAAGCTGTGGATATCCCGACAATCATCTGCTGGAAGGGGTAATAAACATGATCGGACCAACAAACGCCCGTGGTGGCGGCGGCGGGCTGAACCTGAAAGTTGTAGGTGGAACCACACAGCCCACGAACCCACGGGAGAACACCATATGGGTGAATACTGCCACAGCCATTACCGGGTACGTACTCAGCCCGACACAGCCTCAGACCGGCACAGAGGGCCTGGTGTGGCTCAAAACGGCAGATACCGGTGTGGAAATCAACGTGGGGCGAAAAAATGCGGTGCTGCTGCATTTGGCAATGTCCCAAGTGTATAGCGGTGGGGGCTGGAAAACCGTTAAGGGCTACGTGTACAAGAGCAGTGCATGGATACAGTTTGGATTCCTTGCACTATACAAAGATGGCATTTTCTCCGTTGGTCACACTGAAAAAGTAGTAAGAGGATCAATCAAATATGCAGACACGTATTATACCGCCATTACAAACGGCGGAGATCCTGGAGAAGCTTACGTTGTGTTTGGACCACTATCTCTTAATGGATGTAACGCCGTTACTATGCGGGCGAAATTTATAGCCCCAAGTACCAATACCAAATTTGCTATTATGGTAGCAAAAGTTGCCACAGCAACCAGGAATAATGTGGAGTTGAAAACCGAAGTAAATATCACAGATAAGGCAGAAAATACTATATCTCTGGATATTAGCACGTTGGGAAGCGGAATGTGGTATGTCTACGCCGGCATCAATACTGGTGGAGGTAGTTGGCAGGACAAGCGTACCGTAAATGTAATGGAGGTGGGTTTGAAATGACAATCTACATCGACAGCGACTACAAATGCCATACCGCACCCGGCTCCGGACTGACAGCCGTTGAGACAACCGCCTTTGACGGCAAGTGCCCCACCTATATCGAGGGCTACCGCTTTGTACCATCTGGCTCTACCTGGGTGCGCTCTGACGGCGTAATTTTCCAGGGCGAGATGGTTGCCCCCTGGAAGCCTTGGAAAGAGCTGGATGCAGCGCAACGTGAGTATGAGCGGGAACAGTATGAAACACTATCCGCACAGAACGCTGAGTATGAAGCCGCCTTGTCCGAGATTGAGACTGCGCTGGGGGTGACGTGATGACCATCGAGGAACGGAAGCAGAGGATCCTCGCAAAGATTGCAGAAATGAAAGCAGAGGGCGCAGATATGCAAAATGCGCTGAACATCTTGGAGGTGAAGCCGGATGCAGAAGTGGAGTAATGGAGCCAAAAAGCGGCTTGTTAAAATCCGTGCCGCCGAGGATGGGGAGCAGGATATGCGCACCATTGCGGCGAGCCTGGCCAAGCTTCCGCCCGGTCAGCTGAAAAAAGTCCTTACAGAGGATATCATTGCCATTTTGGCGAAGTATGGGGTGATTATTGGATGAGCTGGTTTAGAGTCACCCCGGACAAATCCGGGGCCGTGACCATTGGGCGCTACAAGGAGCAGCTGGTCCGGGAGGTGGCCTTCCCGCTGCCTCCGCTGGGGGAGGGAGGGCACTACCAGGCCAAACTCCAGCGGCCTCACGATGAGGCCCCCTATCCGTTGGCCAGCCGGGTGGAGGGGCAAACTCTCATCTGGCTGGTGAGCCTGGCGGACACCTCGGACCCCGGCGAGGGGCTGGTGGAAATCCGATGGGACGGGCCCAATGGGGAGACCTGGAAGAGCCCCCAGTATGCCGTAAGGATCGCCAAGGGCCTGGCGGACCCCAAAGAGGCCCCGGAGGCCTGGGCGGGATTTTTGCAGCAGGTAAACCGGGATGCTGGCCGGGCCGAAAGCGCCGCCGATAATGCCGCCAAGGCGCTGAAAAAGCTGGAAAATGGAATCGCCTCCGGAGATTTCCGGGGCGAAAAGGGCGAAAAGGGCGAAAAGGGAGACCCCGGCCCCCAAGGGCCGAAGGGTGAAGCTGGCCCCGCCGGTGACACCACCGCCGCCGACGCTGCGGCAGAAGCAGCAAAGCAAGCCGCCCAGGAAGCCCAGAAAGCGGCGGAAGCGTCCGCCGGATCGGCGGCGCAGGCGGCGGAATCTGTCGGCGGGCTGGCGGATGATCTGGAGGCCACCCAGAAAGATATTGCCAAGATGAAACGGGCTATTAAATTCCAAGCGGAACTCAACAAGGGCCAGACTTGGGACTTTGAGGAGGACACTCAGGAGGCCTATCAGCGGATCGTGCCAAGCGGTGCCAAGGCCGGGGCGGTGATGGCAGTCGGGGGGAAGACGGTGGCGTGGAATCAGCTGTGTGATGCCCTCCCAAACCCTGGCACATATAAAGGCGTTAAGGTCTCCGTGTCCAATGGGAAAGTGTCTTTGTCCGGCACGGCCACCGATGCTGTTCTGGTTGGAGTTGGCTACGCCGCTGTGACGGTTTCCGGCCACAAGTATATGGCAACCGGTCTCCAAGGCGGCTCCAAAAACACGTTTTATGTCCAGGGTGTAAACGAAAATAACGGATATTATAATATTTTGGACTCCACAACAATTTTTACGGCCACCGGAGCGAAGTACCGTTACAACATCATAGCTGTTGCCGGTACTGTTTTTGCCCACACATTCCAGCCGATGGTTGTCGACCTCACTCTTATGTTTGGCCCCGGCAACGAGCCAACGGACACCTCCGACCCCCGCATTGCCCAGATCGAGGCGTATGCGGCGGCCCACCCGGAGTATAACGCCGGGGAGCTGGTGAGTGCACTGGTGGATGAGGTGCGGGTGGCCGGGAAGAACGTAGCCGAACCTATATCGGCTTTTTCCAAATCTGGCGTTACAATGAGCGTCGATAAGGATGGCGTCTACCACTTTTCAGGCACTGCAACAGCAATAGTCAGCGCCACAAGCAAAAAATTTACGCTCCCTGGTGGAACGTACACCGTTAGTGTTGAGGCAGCGCTTCCAGCTAACGTGTATGTATCAATATCATCGATTACAGCGCTGATGGTGGGACCGAATACGGTGAAAACGGGAAATTTTGAAGGAGGCTCTGCGTACATATACCTTTATATTGGCAAAGGTGTAGTTATGGATAATGTCTCCATCGCATTCCAGGTAGAGCGTGGTACCACCCACACGGCCTATGTGCCTTACCAACAGCCAAGCACCTACCCAATCCCCTCTGCTGTCCAAGCCCTCCCCGGCTACGGATGGAGCGCTGGAAGCGTGGGCAACACGGTAGAGCGGACAGAAAACGGCTGGCAGTATGTCCAGCGGGTGGGAAGTGTGGATTTGGGGACGCTAAGATGGTCCCCCCAAAAAATAAGCATCGGTGCATATCGCTATCAAATTACGTTACCGCTGATGCTGAGCAACACCAAAAACATTGTTACGGCTGCATACTCTTATGTCGGGGGTGGCACGTGGACGGGCGAAATAGGCATCGGTACCTACTATAGCATTATCCAGATTTTCGATTCCGCCTACTCCGACGGCACAACCGAATCTCTGGCCGCCTTTAAGGCCCACGTCACCGGAGTCCCCCTCTACTACGAGTTGGCCACCCCCATCACCACCGACATCACCGCCCTGATGGGCGATTCCCTGGCCCCGTTTGCGGTGGAGGCTGGCGGCTCTATCACATTCCACCACCCCAAGGCGGATGAGGGCTTTGCCATCGACGTTCCTGCAAAAATCCAGTACATCACCAAACTCTCGGAGGTGAGCGCCAATGGATAACACCAAAACCGCCCTCCTGGGCCTGGTTGGGGCCACGGAGGAGGAGACCCAGCCCAGCCCCACCCCCACGGGGGAACGGCTGGACAACCTGGAAACCACCACGGATGACATCATCCTGATGATGGCGGACTTGATTGGAGGTGATTAAAATGAGAACACTGAACGCTTTGAAGCTGCGCATCATGGTGCGAGCCTTTAAGTTGCGGATCGCCAACGGTGAGAGCTTTGAGGAGATCGCTGAAGATTATCCAAGGCTTACTGTGGACGACCTGGAGGCAATCCGGGAGGCCCTGAATCTGGAGTGAGGTGAGGAAAAATGACCACACGACAAATCCAAAACCTGTTGGATTACCTGGGATACGACCCAGGCCCCATTGATGGAGTCAACGGCCCCAACACGGAGGATGCTGTGAGGGCGTTTCAGGCGGCGGAGGGGCTGACGGCGGATGGTATCCCCGGCCCTCTCACCGAGGCCAAGCTGCTGGACGCTGTGGCCGCCGGGCGGGTGTATAAGCCTCCCGACAAGGTCCCGGCGGCATCCCAAACCACCGGGACGGCTGACGCTGCCAAATACCTCCGCTCTGATGGCTGCTACCATATCCCCAGGGGGGTGGATGTGCGCTTATCAAAAAACCTGATGGCACATGAGGTTGTTTGCCAGGGCAAGGGCTGCTGTACGGAATCCATCATCAGCAAACGGATGGTGGAAACCTACCAGGATATCCGGGACGAATACGGCGACGCTATCGAGATCGCAACGGCTGGCGGTTCTGGGTATCGATGCGAGACACACAACCGCGAAGTTGACGGTGCAGCTGGAAGCCTACATAAACTGGGATGCGCTTTTGACATGCATTGCCGGGACAAGCCCAAGCTGCTTGGCATTGTAGAGCGCAAAATTACCGACGGTGAAATCGGGGTGTACTCCACGTTCATCCACGGCGGCGTGTGGAATCGGGGATATGTCAACAAGTTTTATAAGTAACAGGAGGATTTACATTTGTCCAACGCTATTATCTCTTTAATCTCCGCCGTCATCGGCGGCGGGATCTCCCTGGTGGGGGTGCTGATCGCAAACAGCAAGGCCACCGCCGTGATGGAGGAGCGGATCAAAGAGCTTACCAGGGAGGTCCGCGCCCACAACAACTTCGCCAAGCGGATGCCCGTTGTGGAGGAGCAGATCAAAGTTATCAACCACCGGCTGGCGGATTTGGAAGATTTCCACAAGCCGGACTAATTTAAGGAGGAAAAACCTATGAAAATGACGAACAAAACTTACGACATCCTGAAATGGATCGCCCTGATCCTGCTGCCCGCCCTGGCTACGTTTTACGCTGCCATTGCGGCGGTGTGGGGCCTGCCCTACACCGAGCAGGTGGTGGGTACCATCACGGCGGTGGATACCCTGCTGGGTACGTTGCTGAAGATTTCCAGCGACAACTACAAAAATCAGGAGGGCTAAGTGATAAGTGGATAAAGTCCCGTGGAACCGGGTGATTTTGGATGAGTTTTGTTCCCTGGCGCTCTTAACGCCGCTGGAGGAAAACATAATCCGCACCCGGGCCGCCGGATGGAGCCGTGTACAGCAGTGCCACGCTTACGGTATGTCCCTTGCCACATTAGATCGCCATATCAAAAAGCTGCGAAAAACCTATGAGATGGTGCAGGAGTATAGCTATATACTCCCCCGCAACATTGATTTCTGACAGCTTTTTGACAACTATATGATTGCAAATCGGTAGGAAAATGAGCGTTTTCCTACCGATTTTTTTGTTATTCTATGGGCAGAAAGGGGCGATGCCTATGGGAGCATACAGGCCATATAATCCAAACCCACGGGCTGCCAAAGTGGGCGATTGCGCTGTCCGGGCCGTAGCCAAGGCGTTGGGAATTGACTGGTATCAATCCTACATTGAGTTAGTCAACGAGGGCTTGGAGCAGTGCGACCTCCCCAGCGCAAATAATGTGTGGGGCGCTGTCCTCCGACGGCATGGATTCCGGCGGGCAGCAATCCCAGAAGAATGCCCGGACTGCTACACCGTGGGTGACTTTATCCGGGAACACCCGGCGGGAACCTACATTGTGGCCCTGAAAAACCACGTTGTGACCGTGGAGGACGGCGTGTTATACGACACCTGGAACTCTATGGATGAAAACCCAATCTATTTTTGGAGGCGTGAATAATGGCGTATCCTTATCCTTACAGCGCACCCTACGGGGTGCAGAGCTATTTCCAGGGGGCACCCGGCGGCTATAGCCAACCAATGCAGATGCCTATGCAGCAACCTACAGCGCCGGTACAAGCCGCACAGGCGACGCAGGATGACCGCATATGGGTATCGTCTGAGTCTGCGGCTGAGTCATTCATTGTGGCCGCAAATGGCTTTGTACGTCTCTGGGACAGCAACAAGCCTGTATTTTACGAAAAACGGGCCGACATGAACGGGCGGCCCATGCCGCTGGTAGCGTATGAATATAAGATACGTGATGCAAGCGCAGGACAGGAAGCGGTTAGCGCAGGATTTGAGCAGCGGCTTTCTGCGGTAGAAGAAAAGCTCAAAAAAATGATGGAGGGACAGAACAATGATGCCTAATCCTATGCAGATGATCTCCCAATTCCCGCAGTTTATGCAGCAGATGAGAGGCCAAGACCCTCAGCAAATGCTTAACCAGCTGGTGCAGAGTGGCCGGGTGAATCAGCAGCAACTCAACCAGGCCCAGCAGATGGCACAGCAGATGCAAGGGCAGTTTGACCAATTCCGTGGGATGTTTGGTTTTGGTAACAAGCGGTAAAACGCTGTTATAAATATCTTTTTTACAGGAGGAAAACAAAATGGCAATTTCCAATGAAATGGGCCCTGCTGATGTCCGGGCGTGCACCGAAGGTGCAAACGGCTATGGCAACGGCATGGGCTGGGGCGGTGAATGGTTCGTCTGGATCGTTCTCTTCGCTGTCCTGTTCGGCTGGGGCGGCAACGGCTGGGGCGGTGGCTTTGGTGGCCGTGGCGCTGGAACTGTTGACGGCTACGTGCTGGCTTCCGATTTTTCCAACATCGAGCGAAAAATCGACAGTGTGAACAACGGCATTTGTGATGGTTTTTACGCCATGAACACCGGAATGCTCAATGGGTTTGCAAGCGTGAACCAGAACATGAGCAACGGTTTCCAGGCGGCGGAGCTTTCCCGGTGCAACCAGCAGGCGGCTTTGATGCAGCAGCTTTTCCAGATGCAGATGGCCCAGCAGCAGTGCTGCTGCGAGAACCGGGAGGCGGTCCAGGGCGTGAACTACAATCTGGCGACCCAGAGCTGTGACACCCGGAACACCATCCAGAACACCACCCGGGACATCATCGACGCTATGAACTGCGGTTTCCGCTCCATCGACCAGCGGTTGACGGCTCAGGAAATGGCGGCAAAGGATCAGATTATCGCCCAGCAGAACCAGAAGCTGTTTATGTCCGAGTTGGCCGCAAGCCAGAGCAACCAGAACCAGGTGATAAAGGGGTATGTAGCGGATCAGTTCGCTTACTACAATCCCCCTGCAAGACCGGCTTATGTCGTTCCGAATCCCAACTGCTGCGGTAACGGCTACGGCTGCGGCTGCGGAAACGTGGCGTAAGGAGGGCGGATCATGGCGGTTGAACTTACTGCAAACGCTGTCCAGGCAGTTCCGGCAGGGCAGAATGTGCTATTTACCGATACGCCGGTGAAATGTAACCGGGGGTATGTTGTTCACCGTGATGGGGCTGGCCTGGTTACACTGCGGGGTATTTGTAACGGCTGCTCCACCCTGGCTCGGTATCGGGTGCTGTTTGTGGGCAATATCTCCGTTCCCACCGGCGGAACCGCTGGAGCTATCAGCGTGGCCCTGGCCCTGGGCGGTGAGGCCCTGCCTACCACTACGGCAACGGTCACCCCCGCAGCCGCTGGGGAAGCATTTAACGTGGCGACTTCCGCCTTTGTGGATGTGCCCCGTAACTGCTGTGTGGCGCTGTCCGTGCGGAACATTTCCGGCCAGGCCATTGACGTTGCCAACGCCAATCTGATGATTGAGCGTGTGGCGTAACAGGAGGTGAACAAAATGAAGCATTTGGAAGATTTGCGGGATACCCTGTGCCGGGAGCTGGATGAAATCGCCGGAAAGGGCGAACTGTCCGCCGGTGCTCTCGATACCGTGGACAAGTTGGCCCACACCATCAAAAACCTGGACAAGGTGATGATGGGCGAAGGGTACAGCAACGCCGGAGACTGGTACGCAATGGGTAACTACGGCGAACGGCCCGGATACCGGGATAGTGTGAGCTACCGGGGCCGGAAGCGGGACAGCATGGGCCGCTACAGCCGAGCCGATGCCAAGGAGGATATTGCCGACAAGCTGCGGCGCATGATGGATGATGCGCCTGACAGCAGAACCCGGGAGGCTTTAGACAAGGCCCTCCGGTGCATGGAGGAATAAAGGATGCTTACAGAGCGGGATTTGCTGGAAACCATAGATGAGTGCAAAGCGGTACGGCGGCCCACGGCCTCCACCTGTCAGCTGATGGCCTCTTGCTATACCATCCTGGATCATCTATTCCCGGATGCTCCCCGCTCTGCTGATCCTGCCCCTGTACAGATGTATTCCATGTCCCCACAACCGGTAGACGCCGACGGAAGCGAGTTTGTCCAGGCGGCCAGAAAAGCCGGGATTTCCCGGCTCCTGGATGTGCTGGATGAACACATGGATTGCATCCAGGCAATGTACCCCAAAGAGTATGCCGCTATCCTGCGGCGGCTGAGAGAATAACGGAAATGGCCAGCTCCAAAAAAGCTGGCTTTTCCATTGCCAATAGCGTTTCCAAAACTGCCCGGAATAAATTCCCGTGCACAGAAATATATTCCGGTTATTGGGAATATTTTCCGCTATAATTATGCTCAATCACCGTAGAATTATGAATAAAGCAAAACAAAAGGCCCACTTAATATGATAAGTGGGCCTTTTGTTATGGCGGAGAGAGTGGGATTCGAACCCACACTACAAATGCGTTAAACACGCATTTCGCTAGAGCGTTTTATTTTTCGTTTCCATTTGCGTTGCCAATTTGGCGGTTTTTAATTGCCTCTGGGGCAAAGTAGCCGGTGAATTCACGGGAACGTTTGGCAATATCCCGTTCCGCCAAATGGGTATATATTTTGTGCATGGTCCCCAAATCTTTCCACCCGCCGATCTCCGCCGCCATCATCTCCGGGATGCCCATATGGTAGGCCAGTGAGGCGAAGCTATGGCGCAGACCGTGCATGCCGACTTCCGGAAGGCTGTTTTCTTGGCATATCTTGTTGATGTGCTTAAACAGTGTACACGTGGCGGCGTTGACAACAAATTCTGAATCCTTTGGGGCCGCCATAAGCGCATCGTAGAGGGGTGGGATCATAGGCACTGGGCGGCGGGATTTTTTGGTTTTGTTCTGTGGCTTTAGATTCAGCCCGTCCTCTCCCCTCACTTTAGCGCCACGGACATAGATTGCACGGTTTGCAAAGTCCACATTTTTCCAGGTGAGGCCCAGCATTTCAGAGCGGCGGAGGCTGGACAGGCACAGGAGCGCCGGTATCTCAATGGGCTGGCCCTTTACGGCCTCTACAAAGATATCAATTTGTTCCGGCTCCAGGAAAGGGCGCTCATTCTCTTCCTTCTCGAAAAGCACCACTTCCGGCTGCCTGCCCGTTTCTTTCTTGATAGCCGCCGACATGAGGCCCCAGGCGTTTTTGATGTATTTGGATGATCGGCCCAGCTTCTTTTCCTCATCAATAGCCTGCTGCCAACGTTGATCTGGTGTAGTGTACACGTTGTATCGCATAGCAGCTTGAAAGGTGTTATTCCGATAGCGGATATAGCCGTACACCGTGGATGGGGACCGCCTCCCACGGCGCACCAGGTCCCTGGTGCTGTCTATGTAAGCGTCCACCGCCTCCCCCAGTGTCACCCGGTTCTGTCCTCCCTGGCTCTTGGATTCCATCACGCCGCTTTTCACGGCCAGATACTCTGCCACGCATTCTTCATAGCTATCCTTCGTGATGGATACCCGGCGGCCATCCACAAGGACCCTGGTGTGCCACGCCCCGGAAGGAAGTTGCTCAATCTTGGGCAGGCGGATATCCGGCGCTTTCTTTTTTCTTCCCATTTTTCTACCTCTTGGCCTGATTAACCGTAATGCGCAGGAGCACCACCAGCAGCACCACAACGCAGATAGCACCCAGCCAGATAATGGCGGAGATTTCCCCGCCTGCCCGTATCAATCCCTGATCTGGATTGCGGGCATCCAGGACAACATAGATAGCCCAGACGATTGTAAACAGTATGCACAAGCCGCATAGCCCAAAAATAAGGGGCCGGTCCGCCTTGCGCACCGCTTTGATATCCGCATCCTTTTGGGCTATGATCTTATCCTTTTGCACGATCTGGGTATTTCGGAGAGCGACTCCCTCCTCCTGGATGCGGCTCCTATCCAGCAACCGGCTTATCGCATGATCCTTTTCTTCCAGCAGCTCCTCTTTGTGGGCCAGCTCCAAGCGCAGGCGTTCCAGCTCTGCGGTTTGGTCCTCCTGCGGCGGAGCCAACTCCATGAGCTCATCTAAGGATAGGCCAAGGTCTATGGCTATAGCGGTCACATCATAAATGCTGGGGCCGTTCAAGTGCCCAGAGAAAAATTTCTTAACAGTGGATTCGCTGATTCCTGTGCTGTCAATAATTTGCTGGTTGGTTTTGTGCTGGTCTTCTTTGGCCTTTTTCATTTTTGCTGGCAGATTGTCGCAAACTGTCGAAATTTGTTGTATTATCTTAATTTTTTCCATGTGTTTTATTATGAAGTCCTTATATTTCCGAGATAAAACGTGATATTACTCTCATAGTGCTTATATTACTAAATTGCACCTTTACGGATACGCAATGGCTGCGTACCATAAAAGTGCTTACCGGCAAGGGATGGAAATTGATCCGGTGGCAGCCCGGCCCCTCGGTGGCACTGGGGGCCGGGCGTATTTATGTATCAGGTTTTATTCAGACAGTAAAATATCCAGTTGGCTTTTTACAGTGGAAATTGTTTTGATATACTCGTTCCCATCTGTTGCAAGAGCGTCTGCGGAAGATGGGTGCATAGCCAGATTGTAAAGGTTCAAATATGCCGTGAAATAAGTATCATAGAGTTCTTCTATTTTTGCGGCCTCTTCCGGCGCTTTTACCGTCATAATGGCTTTATAATCTGCGCTGTTTTCCTTAAAATCTGCGTCCATCGATTCTTTGGTGTAATCGCTATTCTTCTCAATCCATGCCAATGACTTTTCCAGCAGGTCATCCGGAACATTCGTATTTCCAGAAATCTTGCTCAGATTTGTCATAAATTTAACCTGATAAAGAGCAAGGTTACCAACGCCAAGAGCAGCCTTTTCAATTTTGGCAGCAGAATCAGATACCATCTGACTATATTCCTCAATGGAAATAGGCGGTTGTGTGGTTTCCGTTGTGGGGGCCTCTGTTGTCTCCGCCGGTGCCGCCCCACCACATCCAGCCAGCACCATACACAGGCACAGGATCAGCGCAAGAATTCTTTTCATTTTTCTTCCCTTCCTTTTCTGTCTGTCCTATTTATCGGACAGCTTAGATATTATAACTATATTCAAACAGAAGTTCGAATATAATCACTGAAATAAAACGTTGTGAAATACGAAAGTTTGTGCTAGAATTAAATCAAATAAGAAGCTATAATTTACGGCGATAGCCGATTTGAAAGGAGCAAATAAAATGGACGCAAACCTAATCATTGTAATTCTATCCGCTGTACTGATCGTCTGCTCTATTGGATGGAGCCTTTGTTTTCGCCGGTGGGAAAAAGAGGAAGAAGATCTGAAAAGGCAGCTTGCTCACCACAAAAAGAGAATCGCTCTTATGGACGCTACCGATCTCCCCAAGTGCAAAAGCGTTGCGTGCTACAATTGCAAGCACTGCGCATGGCTCTACAATCCCGGCTCCACCGCTATCTATCTGCTCGGCTGCGGGAAAGATTTAAAGTGCAAGGATTTTGAATTTACAGGGCTTAACAAGCCTCCGGCGTGGGAACGGGAAACGGAAATGCTTACAGCGGAAGAAAAGGGAAGATTGTTTGAAGAAAATCCCTTAGATAGTTACAAACGGCAGCCATTCCAGCCAATCGATACTGTTCCACGGCCTTCCTGCCATCAAGCATAATCTCATACCGGCTAACAACAGTACCATCAACTTAGTTATTCAATCATCTTCCTCATCCATACCGTCCTCCGGATTTTCGGATACCACGGTGATAGACTGACTTTGCCGGTATTGCTCTGCAACCATTGTCCGCCGGAATTCTGCGGTAGGCTCTAGTTCCGTTACCAGCTGCTCCAACTCATCAATGGAAATTCGGAAGAATTCTTTCCGAAGATTTACCTTGTTGACACGGCGATCATTGAGTATTTTATGAATCTTGTTTTCAAGCCCGACGGCATCATCCGAGAATATGAAGCTATGAACATCAAATGGGAACGGAACGCTTGCGCTACCCAATTCATCCACACGGTCCTGCGGCTCCGCACGGCGTGTCATTCCAATTTTGAACACATCATCACCGAATGCTCCCAAGTTGCTGATCACATACACATTGCCTGCCTTACCATTCTGCAATGTGATGATTTGTTCCTTCTTTTCCTCCACCTGTGCCTTCTGAGCTTGAAGCTCTTTCAATCTGGCTTCCAGCTGTGTAATCTTTTCCACATCAGAGGTGGCGTGTAATTGCTCCTGCACCTGATTGATCTGATCGGTGTACTTAGCTTCTTCCTTCTCTACCTTCTTACGCTCTGCCTCCAAAGCTCTGCGTTCTTCTGCTTCCTGGCGCATCTGCTCTCGGATTGCCCGCTGCTCTTCTTTGGCCCGTTCCTTTTGGACATAATACTCATATTCGATATGGATAGATTGCCCAAAAAGATATTCCAACTCACCGATAAATTTACGCATGGTGGGCGCAATGCTCTGGTTCCCATCAGCGGCAATCAAATAGAATTTCTGCATAAACTCTTTCATCTGATCCACAGACTTTTCCAGATTTCCAAATTTCAGATTAGCAAGGACATTCTGCAATTCTGAAATTGCGGCTATGGTAGTGAGTGCGTAGATTGCGGCGTTGGCCTTGGTGGTGTAGCGTGCCTTGTACTTATCAAGAACTTCCAGTATCAGCTTTTCGTTTTCTTTGTACCGTTTGCGAAGGTCCCGCATTCCAAGGCATTGCAATTCAACCTTTACGGAAGGAGACAGTAAATCATCCAGTTCCGACAGCAGTCTGGAGATTTCTTCCGGAGACTCTGGATAATCCGTAGCAGACATATCAATGGCATTTTGAACGGAAGAAAGCAGCTCCTTGAATTTGCGAATTTTCTTATCTGCTGACGCAACACTCTTTTCAGACTTCCGTTCTGCTTCCATTGCAATCAGCTGCCTTGATTCCGCTGCTGTTGCCTGGGAAAGATTTTCTTGCAAAACCCTCTTTGATTCTGCAATTTTATCGGCCATTTCCTTTTCCGCTTGTTTGGCACCGTCTTGTCTGGCTTCTTCGGCCAACTTTCTGTATGTCGCTTCACTATCGGAGAGCTTTTCAGAAATCCTATCCAGTTCGCCTTGAAGAATATCTTTCTTTTCCGAAAGTTCTTTGATCTCAGTTTCCGTTTTGGTTATAGCTACGCAGTTACTACATAAGCCATTTTCAAGTTTTAGAAAAAATCCTTTGCGTCCACACCTACTACACTTAGGCATCGGCAACACATCCCTAATCTATAAATTTATTTGCGAAAGGAAGAAAACGCTATGACAACAGGAGAAGAAAAAGTTATCTATTTACTTAATCAAAGCCGCAACAAGGAAGAAGCGATTAAAGTAGCCCTCTTGCTTTTAGAGAGACTTCGAGCAAATCCGGATAAGCCTCTTGTTCCTCCGGAGGCAATCTCCGGATCATGTCAATAATTCGTTGTTCCCCATCGGACAGTTTGCCAGATATGGTAAACTGTCCTTTTTTTGCTTCCAAAAGCTCTTGCACTAGACATTGATCTTCCCTTCCTAGCACAATATCTTTCGGTTTGCAATCAAACCGAATACACATAGCCGCCGCTTCTTCTGGTGATGGGAAATTAGCGTTTCTTTTCCATTCCGAAATCCACCCGCGACTTTTGCCCATGATCTTTGTGCAAAACTGGGCATTGCTCCACCCTTTGCTACTAATTAACTCTTCAACGGCGCTTATGGACACCGTGACCGTTTGCCTCTTTGACATTTTCTCCCTCCTTTTGGCTGTAGTGTGTGAAATTACACAAAACAAAGCATTAGTTTTTGTACAACATTTCGTTGTATTTAATATTGACATACGACGATTTGTTGTATATAATATGACCATAGTAATAAACCACTTACAATATAGCACATACCCAAGAAAAATTCAAGGAAGTAGACAACATTTTAGGAGGATAACACTATGAAGCGTTTTGAAATCTGGGCAGAGTTCCCCGATGGCTGCGAAGCCAAGATTGAAAGCTGGAAGAGCCTGAAACAGGCCAGCAATGCGGTGGACGCAATGAACGCCGCCAACCGGAACGATACGGCTTGCGGCTACGGATTCCCCCACGGAGTTCCCGCCTACACCATCCGGGTAAACCAGTAACACAATGGGCGGGGCAACCCGCCCGACACAAGAGAGGATAGATAACAAATGACAAAGAAAGAATTGGAAGTAATTTTGAGCGGTATCCGCCATGCTCAGCGCAACATCGAAATGTTAGGATTTGAAAACTTTCCATACGGGATGGCAGAAGATAGATATATACAAATAATGTACTATCGGCTAAACGATATGTGCTGCTTGCTATCTGACAAGATTGTGAAGATGAAAAGCTAAGCCGAAACGGCCTCCGGGCCGTCGCCAGGAACCGCCCCACCTGGCCCGATGATGGCAGGGCAACACCGTGACAAGATGAGCGCACCCGTTTTTATGGATCTGGGTATTGGGTATCCATCCCCATGTAAAAGGCACGACCACCCGGAAATTGCTTGTTAGGTGCTAGACGGTGAAAAAGTAGAAAGGAGCTGGAGACAATGCCGAGAATCAGGCAATTAGCGGAAAAGTACGCCGAGTGTGACCGAATAAAGGCAAAAGAAGCCTTTTGGAAGGAGATCAAGATGCGCCGCTGTGACATCGATATTGATTCCATGGAGGCCCTTGGACGAGAAATTGGTATTGACGCTTCTACGCTTCGAAAAAACGAAGCTGGTGATACCAAAATGAGCGTTACCACCATACAAAAGCTGGTTGATTTCTTAAAACCCGACATCTCTACAGTTCTCCTATTCCTGGGCTACTCCGAAAAGGAGATCAAGTCCTTCGCCAGAGGGTGCGTAAATCAGTAGATACGGGGGGCCAGCACGGCGAGTAGGGTTCTTACATCTCTTCTCCCTACGGAAGGGCGGTTCAAGTCCGCCCTCCCCTATCGGAATACCTCCTAATTTTGGCAGCCGGAAAGACGGCCCCGACCGGGCGGGCAACCCCGGACATATGGCGGGCACGGTTGATGCCGGGGCTTTCACACCCAGGGATGGACGGTTCAGCTCCGTCCCCCGCCAGCAAGAAAAGTGGAAAGGATTGGATAACATGAGCATCAAGGACGCAACCCCGGAGGAAATTCGGGCAATGCAAGAGCGGATCAGCCGCCGCCAGAGTGACCGGCGGTATGAAATGGAAATGGACCAGGCAGTGAGTATGGCCTGCAAAGCCAACCGCCGCCCTACCAGGACGGCCCCAACCTGGACAGGTCCCAGCCGGGAGAGCGTGATCGTGGCGACGGGAACGGCGATGCTGGCCGGAGCTGCGGCAATCCTGGGCGGGACCGGGGCGATACACACAGGGTACGCCGCAATGGTCGCCGGCGTAGCCCTGGCCGGGGCCGTGGCTGAGACTGCCAGAGCGATTTGAGGAGGCTAGTATGATCCCGTATTGTTACGATGCCACCGCCCAGGCAGAGGCCAGAGAAGCAGCAGCGGACCGGGATGCTATCAAGTGCGATTGCTGCGGCGGCCTGATTCGGGTGGGAGAAGTAAAGTTTTCCCTGGGAATGGGGCGGACGGTTCTGACCATCTGCAACGACTGCAAAGGCGACCTGGTGAGTTCCGCCGAAATCCACGGCGTAGAAGATGAAATTTATCTGTGAGGTGAAATGTATGAACTACAAGAAAATGAAGCAACTGCGAGAAGCTGCCGGAATGACTCAGACGGAGCTTGGCGAAAAGGTGCTTGTTGGGCAGACCATGATCGCCCGGGTGGAGGCAGGCGTGAAAGAGCCGTCCTTGTCCCTGCTGGGCCGGATTGCTGAGGCGCTAGGCGTTGAAACTGCTGAGCTGCTATAAAAAACCGCCCCTGGGCGGATCAGACCCAGGAGCGGCACGCAGAAAGGAATTAGATAACACTGGTATTTTACCAGTTAAGAAAGGATTTGTCAATATGAAACTTTCGTTGTACGAAATGTCCCAGGAGTGGGAAAACGTGTTTGAGATGCTTCTTGATCCGGAAATCCCGGAGGAAGCAGTCTACGACACTATCGAGATGATTGAGGCCGATATGGACACCAAGGCTGACCGGTACGCCCAGATTATCAAGAGCATGGACGGAGATGCTGCCCAGATCGATGCCGAAATCAAACGGCTCCAGGAGCGGAAAACCTCTATTCAAAAACGCCGGGACTGGATGAAGCAAGGCCTCTACGACTCCATGAAAGCCACAGGGCGGACGAAATTCAAAACGGCCCTGTTCTCCTTCAACATCCAGAAAAACGGCGGTGCAAAGCCTGTGGACTTCCTGGGCACCGTCCCGGCGGCCTGGTTGAAGCCCGGCGACCCTGATACAAAGCGCATTCGGGAATACCTGGAAGCCGGAAACGAGCTGCCTTTCGCCGTCCTGGGTGACCGGGGCGAGAGCCTGAGGATCCGCTGATGGACGAGGAAATCTACATGGACGCAAGAGTCCACAGGCCGGAAGAAACCGGCCTGTTGGTGAAGGATAAGGAGGGAATTTAAATGGGCATTCCAGTACTTGTGTTGGGTGAATCCGGAAGCGGTAAATCCGCCAGCCTGCGGAATTTTGAGCCTGCCGATGTAAGTATTATCAACGTGGCCGGTAAGCCTCTCCCCTTCCGTAAGAAATTACCGATTGCCAACACCTGCGACTATAGCAGAATCATGGGGGCCATCAAAAACAGCCCAAAGAAAGCATTCGTTATTGATGACAGCCAATACCTGATGTGTTTTGAATCCTTCGCAAAGGCCAAGGAGACCGGCTACGGCAAGTATACCGATATGGCCCTGCATTTTTACAATCTGGTACAGTTCGTTATCACCCAGACCCCGCCGGAAGTAATCGTGTACTTCCTGCATCACACCGACCAGGACAGCAACACCGGCAAGACACGGGCCAAGACACTGGGCAAGATGCTGGACAGCCAGCTAACCTTGGAGGGCCTATTTTCCATCGTCCTGCTGTGTTACACGGACGGCAAGAAGCACGTCTTTGAGACCCAGAGCGATGGCTTGAATACTTGCAAATCTCCGATGGAAATGTTTCCGGCTGAAATCGATAATGATTTGAAAGCCGTAGATAACACCATCCGGGAATATTATGATCTCAACAAGAAAGGAAACGATAAAAAATGATCAACAGACCGAGTAATTGGGACAATGTCCAGGCTTATAGCGAATTCCAGAGGCTCCCCGTTGGGGCTTATGTATGCACCATCAAGCGGGCAGCCGTGCAGGCCAGCGACTACGGTGCGCAGCTGTGTGTTCTGATCGATATCAATGCCGGTGAATACGCCGGGTACTATCAGGAGGATTACAACCGCAACCAGCGGGAGGACAAGAAATGGAAGGGCGTTCTTCGGCTCTGGCTGCCCAAGGAAGACGGAAGCGACAAGGACGAGTGGACGAAATCGATTCTAAAGGGCTTTGTGACCGCCGTGGAAGAATCCAACCGTGGCTATCGCTGGAACTGGGACGAGAACAGCCTCGCAAGAAAGGAGGTCGGTGTGATCTTCCGGAATGAGGAATGGGAATGGAACGGAAAGTCCGGTTGGTCCGTGCGCCCCTTCCGGGCCATCAGTGTGGATAGTGTAGAAGACGGCTCCTACACCTTGCCTAAAGACAAGCCCCTGAAAAACAAGGTTGATCCTGCTCCTGCCTATCCTGCCCCTGATTACTCCTCCCCTTCCCCTAGCTTTGGCGGGTATGAAGCTCCGGAATCTTCGGATTTCGCAATACTTGAAGACAACGACGCACAGCTGCCCTTCTAACTGATATCACCCTGGGGCACACCGCCCCAGGGCCGTAATAAAACCAGGAGGCCCCAATGAGAAGACGAAAATACGGAAATACCAAAATCATGGTGGACGGCATCCAATTCGACAGCAAGCGAGAGGCGGCCCGATACCAGGAGCTTAAGCTTCTGGAACGTGCCGGGGTGATATCCTTCCTCCAGCGGCAGGCCAAATTCCAGCTGATACCAAACCAGTACGCCCCAAGCGACGAGACATACACCAAAGGCCCCAGAAAGGGCCAGAGGAAGCCTGGGAAACTCCTGGAGCATGAATGCAGCTATATAGCCGACTTTTGCTACATCCAGAACGGAGAGACCGTTGTAGAGGATGCCAAGGGGTACAGGACCGAAGTGTACAAGATCAAGAAAAAGCTGATGTTAGAACGGTACGGAATCCAGATAAGAGAGGTGTAGCCTATGGCTAGAGAGTACACGCCCATTCCGTTTGAGTTTTTGGAAGAGCTGGACAAAGAGCGGCGTATGTCAGTAGAGGGCCGAAAATGCTCAGAATATTTTGAGGAACAGCATCTCGAATGGGATTACGCTTTGTGTTCCCTGCCACAGGAAAAGGCATAGGAAGGGGTGAGAACATGATCCCGTGGATACAAATTTATAGCAACCTGATACACCACCCCAAGACCACAAACTTGGCGGACGAGTTGGGAATCCGGTCAGCGGACGCAAACCCAAACGCTGTGGCTGCTGGCATGCTGGTCTCTTTGTGGCTTTGGGCGGCGCAGAACGCCACAGACGGCGATTTAAGCAGGTGCTCTGATAGGGCCATAGCGGAAGCCGCCGAATACAAGAAAAAGCCGTCAGCATTTGTCAGTGCCCTGGTAAAGGCAAGGTGGTTGGATGAAGATAGGAAACTCCACAAATGGGAAGAATACGCTACTCTCCTCCAGGACATGAACGACCGGCAAAAAGCCAACACAGCGGAACGTGTGCGGAGACTCAGAGAACGGCGGAAGCAGGAAAAGGCCGTTACAGAAACAGCAGACTGTGGCGATGATGTAACGCATAATCAGAATACTTCTGATGAAGAAAGAGAATCGTGTAACGGTTACTGTAACGTTACCGTAACGCAATGTAACGCTCCTACCTTACCTAACCTTACCTTACCTAACAATACATTACCTATATCTAACATCGTAGGTCCTCCTAAGACTACACAAGGGGAGGTAACTTGTACAGCCCCAGCACCCCACGAACCGCCCCCTTGTCCACCCCAGGACCTCGGATGTTACACACGCCCTGTTGGCAATGATGGGAAGGAGGCCTACGGTGTCCGGCAGCTGGTGCGGCTCAGACAGAGCGAATATGACCGCCTGATTTTGGAGTTCGGCGAAATGAACGTTATGACCGCCATTGCCCAGATGGGAAAGTGGCTCATGGAGACACCGGAAGAGGAACGCCCTAAGGAACATTACCCTGTGCTCAGGAAAAAGCTCAGGAAAGAGCCGTTGCTGCGGGATAATGGGCCGTAAAGCGAAGAAAGGAAATGCGATATGGCAGAAAAAACCAAGACCAACGCAGACCGCATCCGGGAGATGTCGGGCATGGGCCTGGCTCCGCTCCCCGGCGGAGGAGAGCGAGACATGAAAGTGCTTGTTGCCTGCGAGGAATCGCAAACCGTGTGCAAGGCGTTTCGGGCAAAAGGGCATGAAGCCTACTCCTGCGACATTCAGGAACCCAGCGGGGGTCACCCGGAATGGCATATCCTGGGGGATGCTCTAAAGGCCATCAAGGGGGGGCAAGTGACTACCATGGATGGACAGACGCATGATGTGGGGCGGTGGGATTTGCTGATTGCACACCCGCCGTGCACATACCTGAGCAAAGCGGGTAGAAACCGACTGCGTGTCAATGGGGAAATCCAGAGGGAACGGTATGAGAAGGGGCTGGAAGCAGCAGAATTTTTCTATGCTTTCCTGAATGCCGATGTCCCGCGAATTGCTGTAGAAAACCCCGTCCCGCTGAAAATCTTTGGGTTGCCCCCATATAACCAGATTATCCACCCTTGGATGTTTGGGGACGAGTACCTGAAAATGACTTGCCTATGGTTGAAACATTTGCCGCCGCTATTTGCAACGGACATTGTTGTCCCTATTGGCAAGTGGGTTGCTTCGACAGATCACCGAAAGGCCAAGAAGGATGACGACTGGGCAAAAAGTGGAAAAAGGTCACAAAAGGATCGTTCTAAGACCTTCCCCGGGATTGCAAAAGCTATGGCGGAACAATGGGGATAACCATTTTCGTGGCCTCACGAAAATGAAGCGGAGGTAAACATGAAGATAGCAAGAGTATTCCCAACAAAAACCAGTATGTCCCCCACTGATCCGCTGGCATTCTTTGGGCCGCCGACCATTGAAGCTATGGCAGCAGAGCCGGAAGAAGTGCATATTTCCGTGACGTTTAGCTGGGATTTGGAAAAAGCAGACGAGTTGTTTTACCAGTGGGAAATGTTGGGCGTTCCGGTGGAGGTGGGCGGCCCGGCATTTGGGGATCGAATGAGCGAGAGCTTCACGCCTGGGTTGTACTTACGGGAGGGCATGACGATCACAAGCCGGGGCTGTCCGAAGGATTGCTGGTTTTGCGATGTGGGAAAATGCGCCAACGGGAGGGTGATCGAGCTGCCGGTGCAGGATGGCTGGAATATCCTGGACGACAACATCCTGGCGACTTCTGACAGGCATTTCCGGGCGGTGTGCGATATGCTCAAACGGCAAAAACAGAGGCCGGTATTTTCCGGCGGGCTGGAACCGGAGTGTATGACACCCTGGAAAGCGGAGCAGCTTATGGCCATCAAGCCCAGGCGGATGTACACGGCCTACGACACCATGGACGACTACGACCACCTGCGGGCCATGGCCGGGATGCTGACGGATGCGGGGTACTCCCGGAAATCCCACGGGGTGCATTGCTACCTCCTGTGCGGGTACGAGGGCGACAGCTTCGCCGCCGCCGAGAAGCGGGCGGAGCAGATCATGGGGTTGGGATTCCTGCCCTTCGCCATGCTATATCGGGACGAGGATGGGCGGCGTGACCCGGAGTGGCGGAAATTCCAACGGGAGTGGGCCAATGCCGTGATCGTAGGCCGGAAGTTTGCGGACTTCTGGGCGGGAAAAGGTTAACCGCCTCGATTTCGAGGCGGTAAGAAAGAAGGTAATAAAGTGCTTGATATATGCCCGGTGTCGCTGAAGGAGGCAAACGCCTATGTAGAACAGCATCATCGGCACCATAAGCCGGTGGTTGGACATAAATTTTCCATTGGCTGCACGGATGGCGAAAACATCGTAGGTGTTGCTATCGTTGGCAGACCTGTTTCCCGGTATCTGGATGATGGGTGGACTTTAGAGGTAAACAGACTGGCAACGGACGGAACGAAAAACGCCTGCTCCATGCTGTACGCCGCAGCGTGGCGGGCCGCAAGGGCTATGGGCTACAAGAAACTGATTACATACATACTGGATACCGAGCCTGGCACCAGCCTAAAGGCGGCCGGGTGGAAATGTGTGGGACAGGCTGGTGGGCTGCGCTGGACCGGGAAGCGGAAACCAGCAGTAGACCTATACCCGGCGCAACTAAAAATCCGCTACGAGAAAACGGATTAGATTTTAAGCCCGGGGCAACCCGGGCGGGAAGGAAATGATATGAAAACATACACAGATGCGCAGTTGAACGAGATCTTGCGCAACCACAAGCATTGGGTACTGCGGGATTGCGATGGCTGGGAGAGTATGCGGGCCGACCTGTCCAGGGCCAACCTGTCCGGGGCCAACCTGTCCGGGGCCAACCT